CCTTGACAATATCTAATAGCGTAAGCCATCCAATTTTGAGAAACAGGACTTTCAACTAATGATAATAAGTTGAAATAGTTCATTGGTCGGTTAGTCATTGGTGTCCCCGTTAATAACCATACTCTTTCACATTTTTTAGAAAAACTATTAACTAATTTTGTTCTTGCCGCTTGTCCATTACTAACATAATGAGCTTCATCCAATATAATTAAATCAAAATTTCCTTGTGTGATTAAAGAGTTATCCTTGTCTTTTAGGTCGTAAAAGTTTTTAAGAATATCATAATTAACAATTACAAAATCGTGTTCAATTGAAAAATTCTTACCTTCAGAAATATAAACACTTCTATCTGAATAGTTCTCAATCTCTCTCTGCCAGTTAATTTTCAATGATGCCGGACAAACAATTAAGATTTTTTTAGCACCTGTCTCTAACGCAGCAATAATTGTTGAAGTTGTCTTCCCAAGTCCCATATCGTCGGCAAGAATAAATCTTTTGGAACCAGCAAGTTTTTCAATCGCCTCTTTTTGATGTTCAAGTGGTGGTCTGTGAGAGTATTTTGAATAATCCACAACAATATCTTTTATTGTGTGTGTTTTAATCAGTGCACCTTTTGGTAGCCAAAAATCGTGGATAGTTTCAGAATCTAACACTTTTCCCCAAACGTGGTAGGATTTTTCTTTCTCAACTAATAGCTTTTCCACCCATACCTGTTCGGGGATTTTAAGTAACAATTTTTCGTCGGCAATTTTTTTGGCAAAGTAGGGGTCTAAATCAACCCATCGTTTGGCCACCTTAGGTGTAACTTCGTAATAATTTATAATGTAATCACATTGAGCCCTTGTAGGAAAAAATCTTTTGTTGGTCTCTTTTTGGTGTTTTAATTTTAAGATATAGTTATTTGCCCCCTGATAAGTTTCAAGGAGAGATATTGCTCGTTGTTCGATTGTAAGATTAGTATTTTCTGGGGGATTGTTCTCCAAAATAATTCTTTTATAGAAATATAACACATTTTATAATATTTATCAACATATGAGTATGAATCCAAAGACGATAGAAAAATTAATAAATAAAATGATAAATGTTATCAAACCTAATGGTGTTTCTAAACTTGATTATAAGTTAAAACCTATTGATGATATTAGTCAGGAATATTATATGACAGTTACTTATGTTATCCCTAACGATAGTATTATATTAAAAAGTCGAAATTTAATTAACCAAACTAGAACTAATTGGAATTTAGAAATAGTTAAAACAATTAAAAATTATTTTGGTGTTGACGTTATAATTAATTCATCAGGAACACAATCTGAATCATACTATAATAGACAAAAACGATATGAATAATAAAGTACCAATTACAAGAATAAGTAAGTTCTTCGGAGCGGAGGATTTTAAGTTAGAACAAGACTTCGGAACTGAATGGTTACACGGGGATATGAACTTTACATTAGTTCTATATCGTGTTGATAGATATAAGACCAAAACGGACGATGTTTATGGTGAGACCGTATCTGATGGTATTAAGTTTTTACCACCGGTCGAATTCAAAGGGTATGTTCAGATTATGGCCCCTGAGAACAAATATTTGGGGAATTCTAAAATTGACCAAATGGAACCGGGTAATCTTAAAGTGTCTGTTTATCAAAGAGATTTGGAAGAATTAGATATTGATATTAGTTATGGAGATTACATAGGATACTATGAAACAGAAGATAAAGTAAGATACTATACGGTTAATAACGATGGAAGGGTTACTTCTGATAACAAACATACTTTGGGTGGATACAAACCATTCTATAGAACTATTATGGCGTCACCGGTTACAAATAACGAATTTAGAGGATTATAATGAAAATAATTATAACAGAAAATAAATTAACTAATTCAATTTATAACTATATTGATGAAACCTTTAACCCAAATAATATGGATTGGGTTTATGGTCTTGGTGAAGATGAAGATGGGTATTTAGATATTGATAAGGAAAATGAAAACTTTTTAATTTTTTTTAATGGTGAGTGGGAAGGTGAAGAAGATTCTGATTCTGTTTTTCATTATTTTGATGTTGACTTCTATGATAAAAATGACCCTTCACATAAACCTTTTAGAGACAAAACACCAATTTTAGAAGTTTTGGGTGAGTATGCGAGACACTTAGACACTATGTTTGATAACCATTGGCACGAACCAATGAAAAAATGGTTCCAAGATAATTTTAATTTACCGGTTAAAACATTGTCAACATATTACAATTATGGAAATTGAAAATAATCATATAAATAAAAAAGTAATGGTGTATTATAATTTAAATAAACACACATTCTCAATAACATATAAAAATAAATTAATCTCACACGCAGACCACGTCAAATTAAACGATGTTGAATTTAGAGTTAGACCGGGAGGTAGAGCAAGAGTGTTAAAAGATAAAAGAAAAAATGTTCACGCATTTGTAATCGGAACATTAAAAGAATATTGTAAATATCCTTGTAAGAGTTTACCTAATGACATAAATGATAACATTGTTACCTATGACCCATACAAGTATAGTTCTTATGTAATGAAAGATACCAAAGAACCAATATATAATGTGGGGGAAGTAGAAATGATAAATTCGAGAAACAAAATATTTATAACAAAACAATAAAATGGGTTTACCTAAAAAAATAAAGAAACATATTCCATTAACAGAGTCTAAAACTCTTTTACCAAGAAGAGAAGAACTTTTGGAAAAAATCAATAAAGACGGAACTTATCTTCCAAAATCTTTATTGCACGCTGATTTGGATAGAGGGTTTTTAGATTTTGTTAAAGACGACTTAAAAGTTGTTATTGAAGGTAAAACAATCCCGACTGTTGATATTTTGGTAACAACCCAAAATTGGGCCCAATTTACCGAAACTTGGAATTTTCAAAATATAGATAAAAATGCTGAACCACCATTTATTACAGTTGTTAGAACACCTGAAGTTAAATTTGGTAGTAATCCGGCTCTTGTTTATAATATCCCTAATAGAAGACAATATTTTTATGCTCAAGTACCAACTTGGGACGGTCAAAGAAATGGGATGGATATTTACACAATACCTCAACCGGTTCCGGTAGATATTACCTATTCAGTTAAGATTATTTGTAATAGAATGAGAGAGTTAAATAAACTTAACCAAATCATTTTAGAAAAATTTGCATCGAAACAAGCATACGCTGTTATCAAAGGTCATTATATTCCAATTGTTATGGGTAACATTACCGATGAATCAGTATTTGATGTTGAAAAAAGAAAATATTATATTCAAACATACGAATTTACTATGTTAGGGTTTTTAATTGATGAAGACGAGTTTGAAGTTGCTCCGGCAATAACTCGAGTGTTGACATCTGTTGAGTTTGATTCTAATAATCCTAAAAGGAGAAGAAAAAATAATAATGAAGATAGTAAAAGTTTTCAAACAGATGTGTTATTTGTTGTAGGAAACGATACTTTAAGTCAAACAATAAATTACATCGTCGATATAAGAGTTGGAGATTCAATTAATGTAGATAGTTTTGACGTGTACATTAATGGAGACTATTATGGTACTGATTTAACGTTAATACAAATCAACACAAATGATGTGTTAAGAATTGATGTGGTTAAAAATGATAATAGTAAGGAAAGTATTCTCCAACTATTAGACTTATTACTTTAATCCTCACCGTAGACATCTTTCTTTGTCTTACATTTCTCAATAATTAGTCTTTCCAAAAACCGATACATTTTAATACCCCTCTTTTCACAGTAGGTTTTAAGAATCTCGTGTGTTTCCACAGATATCTTTAAATTTTTAATCTTTTTGATGTCTTTATCCATAAGTAGAAAAAAGGCAGAAAATAATCTACCTAAAATATAAATAGTTGCTACGAAGTAAAGTATTTTGATTTTTTTTTAATATTTATATATAAAATAAATTAATAAACAAACAAACTAATGGCAACAAACAGTAAAGTATTCGTATCTCCTGGGGTATATACATCCGAAGTTGATTTGAGTTTCGTAGCACAGAGTGTGGGTGTAACCACATTAGGTATCGTTGGTGAGACCCTAAAAGGTCCTGCATTTGAACCTATTTTTATACGTAACTTTGATGAATTCTCAACTTATTTCGGAGGTACTTCTCCTGAAAAGTTTATAAATACACAAATCCCGAAGTATGAAGCTTCGTATATCGCAAAATCTTATTTACAACAATCAAACCAATTGTTTGTTACAAGAATTTTGGGATTGTCAGGATATGACGCAGGACCATCTTGGTCTATAAAAACGGTGGCGAACGTTGATAAAACAACAGTAGATTTTTATTGTACAAGTTATGTTACAATTGATTGTCAACAAGATTGTGACGCATTTTTAGAATATACCTATAACATTCCTTTTTCGGGTTGTGATAATAGTATAGATACAATAGTGTTTGGTGCAATAACTGGAGACGATTCAATCCTATCAAACAAATTTACATCATCATATGAGAATTTTAACGGTACAACATCAACACTTAGTAGCGACTTTAAACAACAAATTTATGATGTAATTTTATCATCAACAACATTATCCACATCAGCAACGTCAATTAACGTTTACGGGGCAATTTTAGGAACAGACTATTCTGATTTAGTAATGTTAAGTGGTTATACAGGTGTAACAAATGTGTTTAATATTAATAGTGTTGATTCAAGTGTTTGTGATTACACATCACCGGATACCGATGTTTGGTATTACTCGATGTTTGATAATAATGGTAATTTTAATTACAGTGGTAGTTCATTCTATAGTGTAATTGATAATTTAGTTCAAACAAGTACATTATCTAATTGTGCTAGTTTTAATAGTTTTAGTGTAAGTGGACACGGAGCTAGTATTAATTATAACACACAAACAATTAATGTTTACATACCACAAGGAACTGATTTAACAAATATTATTTGTGATTTTAGTGCTTGTACAAGTACTGTTTTAATTGATTGTGTTGACCAATATAGTGGTGTAACAGAAAATGATTTTTCTGCAACAGGTTGTTTAGAATATCAATTAGTTTCAGAAGATTTAACGGTTTCTACTTTGTGGAATATATGTATGGTTGAAATTGACCTTTGTAATCCTGCAACAACAGGACATACCGGTTCTCAATCTATTGGTAACATTAAAACTTGTTATTCTGGTAATGTTACCGGAAAAATTTATGTTTACACAGGGACATCATACACCGATTTTGATGATGTAGTTATTACAACTTTACGTTCAAGAGGTTTATCAACTTATAGTACATCATCTGATGGACCAACTTACCAAGTAAATGATATTGCAAATGTAACATTAAATTGTACAGGAAACTATTCAACAGTTAAAAATAACCCATATTCTGAATTTGGTATTAATGTAACAGATAAAGATGGTAATACTTTCTTCTTTGAGACATCCCTTAGTGATTCAGATTCAAAGAATGTTAGTAAAGTTTTTGGAACATCTAACTTTGGTAAACCAAGAACCACTGTTCCATTATTTGTTGAAGAAAACTTCCAATCGTTATTAAATTATTCATACAATAAAGGATACATTAGAGGATTAAATTGTGATTTAACTGCATTACCAAGAGCGAATAATGAAGATAATGACTCTTCTTCTATAGCGTTTTATTTAGAACAATATCAAACACCGGTATCTCCGTGGATTGTTTCTGAGTTAAGAGGTAGTAAAGTTTACAATTTATTTAGATTTGCAACAATTTCTGATGGTGAATCAGCAAATAGTGAAGTTAAAATATCATTAGTTAATATGTCATTTTCAAACCAAACATTTGATGTATTGGTTAGAGATTTCTTTGATAGTGATGCAAATCCTGTTGTTTTAGAAAAATTCACAAATTGTTCTATGAACCCAAACAGTAATTCATTTATTGGTGTGAAAATAGGTACAGTTGGCGGTGAATATACATTAAACTCTAAATATATAATGGTTGAAATGAACGAAGATGCTCCGATAGACGCACTTCCTTGTGGATTCCAAGGTTTCAAATTTAGACAATATGGAACATCTCAATCACCATTCCCTATTTATAAAACTAAATATGACTATCCGGGTGAGGTAGTGTTTGACCCACCATTTGGTAACGCTTCAGGTGGTAATGTAACACAATCAAGTCCTGGTGATAATGTTCGTAGAACTTATTTAGGTATTTCTACAGGATACGGTGCGGGTTACGATGTTGATTTCTTTAATTATAAAGGAAAACAACTTCCATTAGATTTATGTAAAGTAAGTGATTACGCGGAATGGAATGTTCAAACAAGAGGTTTCCATATGGATATAAATGCGGCATCAATCGTTTATCCGGGAACAAATAAACCAGAATTCTTTGTTGGTTCAGCACCTTTCGTTACAGACCCTGATAGTACGGCAAACCCATACTATAACATTTATGCACGTAAATTCTCATTATTAGTACAAGGTGGTTTTGATGGTTGGGATATCTATAGAGAATCAAGAACTAACACTGATAATTTCAGAATAGGTCAATCTCAATTCTTAAAAGGTTTCTGTCCGGACTTTAGATACCCTACAGCAACAGGTTGGGGAGCATTTAAACAAATAACAGTTGGTCATAATACTCAAGATTGGGCAAATTCTGATTATTACGCATACTTATTAGGTCAACAAACATTCTCAAACCCTGAGGCTGTAAATATTAATTTATTTGTAACACCTGGTATTGACGCTGTTAATCACGGTGACTTAGTTGGTAGTGCTATTGAGATGATTGAATACAATAGAGCGGATTCATTATATATTTGTACAACACCTGATTACCAAATGTTTGTACCATCAACAACTAATCCAACGGATTTAATTTATCCACAAGAAGCTGTTGATAGTTTAACTGATATTGACTCTAACTATACTGCAACATATTACCCTTGGATTTTAGTAAAAGATAGTGTGAATAACACACAAATCTATTTACCACCAACAGGTGAGGTTGTTAAAAACTTGGCGTTAACGGACAACATCGCATTCCCTTGGTTCGCAGCTGCGGGTTACACAAGAGGTATTGTAAACGCTATTAAAGCGAGAAAGAAACTTACTCAAGAAGATAGAGACGTACTTTATCAAGGACGTATTAATCCAATTGCGACTTTCTCTGACGTTGGAACAGTAATTTGGGGTAATAAAACTCTACAAGTAGCTCAATCAGCTCTTGATAGAATAAACGTTAGAAGATTATTACTTCAAGCTCGTAAATTGATTTCAGCGGTATCTGTAAGATTATTGTTTGAACAAAACGACCAAAAAGTAAGACAAGACTTCTTAAACGCGGTTAACCCTATCTTAGATGCAATCAGAAGAGACAGAGGTTTATATGATTTCCGAGTAACAGTTTCTTCAGACGCTGCTGACTTAGATAGAAATCAGTTAACAGGTAAGATTTATATCAAACCAACCAAATCGTTAGAATTTATAGATATCACATTCTATATTACTCCAACCGGAGCATCTTTCGAGAATATATAATAATAAAAATTATGACCCATTATAATAGTGGGTCATAATTAAGCCTTAATTTAAATGTATGTTAAAAAATAAAATAGTCGAAGGTATTGATGAAACGGGAGCACCGGATGAAAAATATTACGCATTTGATTGGGATGATAATATTGTCTCAATGCCAACTAAAATATTGTTAAAAGATGAAGAGGGGGATACTGTAGGAATGTCAACCGAAGATTTTGCCACATATAGAGAAGAGATTGGTAAAGAACCTTTTGAGTTTGACGGGCATAAAATTGTTGGTTTTTCCGACCAACCATTTTTTTATTTTGGTGTTAATGGTGACAAACAATTTATTATAGATGCTATGACGGCTAAACCAGGTCCTGCTTGGGATGATTTTGTTGAGGCAATTAATAATGGTTCTATATTTTCAATTGTTACCGCAAGAGGACATACACCGTCAGTTATAAAAGAGGCTTGTTATAATTATATCATTTCTAATTATAACGGTATAGATTCAAATGAATTAGTTAAAAATTTAGAAAAATATAGAGATTTAAATGATGAAGACAGCATTTCTAAAAGAGAAATGATTAGAGAATATTTGGATTTATGTAAATTTTACCCTGTAAGTTATGGAGAAGGTTCCGCAACTAATCCGGAGGAAGGTAAAATTAAAGCGTTAAAAGAATTTGTGGGGTATGTTAAAGAAATGTCTAATTATATTCAAAAGAAGGCGTTTTTAAAAAATAAAATAAGTAATTATTTTGTCCCTAAGATTGGATTTTCAGATGACGATTTAAAAAATGTGGATGTTGTAAAAAAACATTTTGAGCAAGACCCAGAGAATATAATTAAAACATATTCAACAGCAGGAGGAATAAAAAAAGAATATTAAAATAATTATTATAATAAAAACTATTTAATAAATAAAAACTATAAAATAAATATTAATATAAAAACTAGGATTTCTAGAATGATAAATATTTTAATTTTAAAAGTCAAGTGATAAAATTTAAATAGGTTATATTTATAATAAACAAGATAAAAAATAAAATTTAAAAAACAAATAGACAATGGCTGATTTATTAATGAAAATGCCCATACCGTATGAACCAAAAAGACAAAATAGGTTTATTGTACGATTCCCTTCAGCTTTAGGGATTAACGAATGGTTCGTAGAATCGGCTGCTAGACCACACGTAACTATAACTCCGGTGGCGATACCTTTCTTAAATACTGAAACATATGTTGCAGGACGTTTTGTTTGGAGTACTATACCAGTTAAATTTAGAGACCCAATTGGACCTTCTGCGTCTCAAGCTCTTATGGAGTGGGTTCGTTTATGTGCGGAGTCTGTAACAGGACGTATGGGATACGCAGCGGGATATAAAAAGAATGTTGACCTTGAAATGTTAGACCCAACAGGTGTTGTTGTGGAAAAATGGATTTTGGAAGGTTCTTGGTTAAGTGATGTTAACTTTGATGCTTTACAGTATAGTTCAGATGCTTTAGCGACTATCAGTGCGACATTAAGAATGGATAGATGTATTTTAGTATACTAATATTATTATAAAATAAAAATTAATCCCACATTAGTGGGATTTTTTATTTATAATACTTTATATAAATTTTTAACTAACTATTATTTATAATAAAAACAAAATTATATGGAACAAGATATTGTAAACGCTGGAACCGAAAATTTCAATTTACCACACGATGTTGTGCAATTACCTTCAGGGGGGATTTTTTATAAATCAAAAAAGAAATCAATAAAAGTAGGTTATTTAACTGCAACAGATGAAAACTCGTTAATGTCGGGTCAAGGAACTAATGATAATATTATTATGTCATTACTTAGAAATAAAATGTATGAACACGACCTAAGACCGGAAGAGTTAATTGACGGGGATGTTGAAGCGATTTTATTATTCTTAAGAAATACATCTTTTGGTCCTGAATATACTGTAAGTTTAACTGACCCTCAAACAAAAAAACCTTTTTCACATTCGGTTATTTTGGATGAATTAGATATTAGAAAAACTGAAGTTAAACCGGATGAAAATGGATTATTTACAACAAAATTACCAAAATCAGGTGTTACTGTTAAATTAAGACCATTAACATACGCAGATACTTTGGAAATAAGTTCAATAGTTGATACTTATCCTGTTGGTAGAACAGCACCAATAGTAACACTTAGATTAATGAAACATATTGTGGAAGTTAATGGTGATTCCGATAAATCAAATATTGCGATATTTGTAAGTACCCTACCGATTATGGATTCAAAATATATCCGTAAATTTATTAGAGATAACCAACCATCGTTAGAATTAACGAGAGCCGCAATCGCCCCATCAGGAGAAAAGATATCATTTGAGATATCGTTTGGGGTGGAGTTTTTTCGGCCTTTCTTCTAATCACAGACAACTTCTGATTGAAGAATATTACTTTATGGCGAAATTTATTAGAACTTCATATACTGAATTCTTTCAAATTCCGACATATGTTAGAAAATACCTTATAGATAGGATAATTGAAGATAATACACCAAAGACGTAATTTAAAACTACTCTTTGGTGTATTTATGTATAAAACACATTTGTTATGGCAGGAGAAGAAACCGGTGGAATAGGTGATATGGCGGGAAAAATGGGAAAAGAATTAGGTAAAGCATTTACCGATAATTTTAACCCCGCTGTTATTCTAGAGACATTAAGACAAGTTGATGATGGTGCGGCTAAAGTATTAGGTACGTTTGGTGCTAGTAGAGAGGCGGTTGCGGCTATTAGACAAAACCTTGCGAATGCGATTCCGGATGTTACTGAATTAGGTGGTGGTTTTGAAGAAATTCTTCGAATCCAACAGGATGTCTCATCAACATTAGGAAAAAATTTAGTTTTATCTACCGACGCTTTCAAAGAGATGTATTCAACAATGAAGGCTTCCGGTCAAGACGCATCAACAATTACTAAATCGTTTAAAGATGTTGGTATATCTGTTTATGATGCCACAAAACAAATGGGTGATGTTGTTAATATTGCAAGAGCGTCCGGTGTCAACGCAAGTGCGGTTTCAGGACAGGTGCTACAAAATATGGAGGCTCTTAACAAATATAATTTTGAAGGGGGTGTTCAAGGATTGGCAAAAATGGCCGCACAAGCAACGAGTTTAAGAATTGATATGAAAGATTCGTTGGCTTTTGCAGAAAAAGTTTTTGACCCTGAAGGTGCTATTAATATGGCCGCGTCAATGCAACGATTAGGTGTTGCTCAAAGTGATTTGTTAGACCCATTAAGAATGATGGACTTAGCTCAAAATGACCCTGGAGAGTTACAAAACCAAATTGCCAAAATGTCCCAACAGTTTGTTCAATTGAAAAAAGACGGAACCGGTTTTGAGATTATGCCGGGAGCTAAACGTCAAATGAGAGAGATTGAAAAAGAAATGGGATTACCATTAGGTCAATTATCTAAAATGGCGTTAGCAAGTGCGGACTTAGACGATAAGATGAAAAAAATCAAGTTTCCTGCGGCTACTGATGAACAAAAGACTATGATTGCCAATATGGCGGAAATGAAAGGTGGTCAATATGTTGTTAATTTTACAGATAAAGATGGTAAAGCTCAAGAAAAGGCGGTATCTGAATTAAATCCTGACGATATGCTGGCTTTGGTTGAGGCGTCAAAACCAAAAAGTATGGAGGAATTGGCTAAAGGTCAATTAAATACTTCAGAAAGAATTGCGGGTATTTTAGAAGGTATGTCAAAAAGACTGCCGGCAGCCATTGCGGGAAGTAGAGGTGGTAAAGCGATTACTGAAGCACCAAGAGAAATAGTTGAAGGGTTAGGAACCGTAACAAAAGGTATTACGTCTAAAAAAATTGGTCAAGGTTTGGATGAAACAACAGATATTGCTTTTGATGTTTTAAATAAATTTGCAAAAGGAACGGGGACAATGGCGGACGTTACAGAGTCTTTCTCTAAAATTAGTGAAAACACTAAAACAGCTTTTGGAAGTACTTGGACAGAGGCAATGAGTAATGCAAAAATAGCTACCGATAATTTAAGTAAATCTCAAAATGGTCTTATTCAACTACTTAATTCGGTTTCAGGAAATGGTGTTACTGGTGCTGCGGTTAAACCAACAACATCAAATGGAGTGCAAAAACTTAAAGTTGATGATTTTATAATTGAAACACACAAACAAGATGAATTGAAATTGGTTGGTGGTACTAACTTAATGGGTGATAAATCAGGTGGAAGTCAAGGTAGTTCAGAACCTACAGTAGTTAAACTAGAGTTTAGTGTTGATGTGAAAGGTGGTAATATGACTGAACATCAATTTATGGAAGTATTAAGTAAAACAGGTGTTAAGGAACACTTAGCTCAAACTATGACTAAAACAATGGGTGATAGTGTTAGACTTAATCATAAAAAATAACTTTAAAAAATAGGTGAGTACCTATTTATAATAAAAGAATAAAATATGCCAAATAGCCCATTATCATTTGCGTCTACATCATCGTTTAGAAACGCTTTATTAAGTAAAAACTTATCACCATATGGTGTTACTGGTGTTTATTCTCCATCATCATCGGATTTAGACACTGAAACTGTATTAAGTGCGTTTAATGTAATTGATTCACCAAATGAATTAATTGCGGAAGATACTTTTGCTGCTCAACTTTATCCATTAAATCAGTTTGGACCTAATGAAGGGTACAATACAACAATAGATTATAATGGAGCACCGTTACCGGTAAATTCAAATCAGGGAGAATATAGTCCGGATGATACGGCTTTGGATTTAGTAAATGAATTTTTTATTGATAGTGCTTATGTAAGTAATTATTTTGGTCCTATTGGGGGTTATAATGATATGGTTGACATAACCAATGATAGTAGTCTAGGGTCTCCATTACATATACCTTACAATTCAAATTTTGTACCTTCAACATATTCTCCGTATAGTATTTTATTAAGTGATAATCCCGATGGTGATAACGGTTCGTTATCTCAGGATTCATATATGGCTAGATTAGCCTCTCAAAAATTAAAAGAATCTTTCCAATATAGAATTGATAGAGAAATTTCTATTAATACTGTTGGGATGGTTAATTTACAATCATTACAAGACCCTTTTGAGGCGAGTTTACTTATTTCGGGACAACAACCTTTAATATATAAAGATTGGACAATTACAGTACCTGAAAACCCTATTGTGGGTGTGGTTGATTTAGTAACTAAGTTAGCCGGTGCGTATTGGCCGGTTTCATTAATTCCGGGAGATTATTTTGACGATAATACAAAAAATGGTCAAACACCTCAAACTTCAAATGCGTTAAATGTTGCAAATCAATTAACGGGGGGTTTATTATCACCAATATTAAATAAAAAAAGAAATCCTTCTGAAATATTTTTAGCTAACACTGGAAATGGTCAAAGGTCGTCATTATTTAATAATATTGAATATAATAGATATCAACCTGCGTATAATGGTCAATATGGTGGATTATTAGGTATTGGTCAAGCAATATTTGATGCGGTGTTAAATAGTAACGGAACTTTAACCGGTGGTTATTATGTTGGTAGTAAAACTGCGGAACCATCTTCAATAACATCACCAGCTAATCAAGTTCCGGTAAACGCTTTTGGCCAACAAACGGATGCACCGGTGTATGGACCTTCTGAAATAGGTATTTTATTTGAAGGAAACTCTGACTTACTTAATTTTGGTTTAGCGGCTAAATCGTCAAGTGATGGTGGTGGTCTCGATGGTGAATTTGTTTGGACATCACCAAAATATAAAGGTGCCGCAGGGTATCACGCAACACCTGGTGGTGGACAAGGGTCTGCCGATGACGGATTCAATTTAATTAGTAGTAATTATACTCGAGATGAATCAACAAATGTTGAGTTTAAAAAAACATCAATTTTAGATGAGACTCAAAGGTTAGTAAATTCTGCAGATAACGTTCAAGGTATTACAAGACTAAAACACGTTGGAAACGCGATTAATCAAGTTAGTAAGGTATTCCACGATGGTTATAAAGAAATGACTAAAGGTTCACAAGTTGTGTCTTATACAGACCAAACAACCGGTGGTGAGGCAGGTATTGAGTATTGTAGAGTATTCACAAAAGATACACCATATTATACTTATGCTGATTTACAAAAAACGGAAGGTATAACAACATCAGGAAGAAGATTTACAAATTCTGTCTTAGATAATACGTATAACCTTAATATTGCACCTATGAGAAATCCTGGCTCAACAAATATTGTTCCGGATAAAGACGAATCGTTTGATTTGTTGGGTAGTGGTCAAGGTGGTTATGCAAAAAAATATATGTTCTCAATTGAAAATTTAGCTTGGAGAACATCAAGTAAGCCTGGTTTTACTTATGATGAATTACCTGTTTGTGAAAAAGGACCAAACGGGGGTAGAGTTATGTGGTTTCCACCATATGAACTTTCTTTTACTGATAGTAGTACCGCAAGTTGGAATCCGACATCATTTTTGGGTAGACCCGAACCTATTTTTACGTATAAAGATACTAGAAGAAGTGGTACGTTAAGTTGGAAGATTATTGTTGACCACCCTTCTATTATGAATACGATTGTTGAAAAACAATTAAAAGGTCAGAAAAAAGATAGAATTAATTCAATAATGGATTCATTTTTTGCTGGTTGTGTGAAATACGATATTTACAAATTAGCTCAAAAATTTAACACAATTCCGATTAAGGATTTATATACTTATCAAAAAATATTAACAAACCCAAAAGTGAATGAGAGTCAAGTTAAGGCTGTTATTGATGAAAAAGGTGACGCAAATACTATTAATAATAAAGAAACACCACAAACAAATCAGGACACAACGATTGCGGATTTCCAAAATAGATATAAAGAATTTGCGTTTTATTTTGATAATGATATACCGGGACCACCTAAAAAAGGTTCGACGACCGCAAGTACTTCTTATCTTAGTGATTACAACACTTATGTTGATAATATGAATATTGGTAGATATCAAGCGATGGCTGATGGAATATTTAATCCTGGTTCAAGTAGTAAAAATACGACAGAATTTTTTAAAAATGTAATAATTGAAAATTTTAAATTTATCACACAGGGGGAGAAAAACTTCTTTACGGACGCTCTTAATATTCTAAAAAATAAAAAAGGTTCTATAGTTATTGATATGATTGCTTCGGCATCGGCACCGGCATCAAAAAGTTATAATGTGGATTTGTCTAAAAGACGATATGATTCGGTTATTAATTTTTTAAAGACATTTCCTGTTGGGGCGGACACATTAGCAAAATATATAGACGACAAATCATTAACAATTAATACTGTTGCCGCGGGTGAGACAATTTCTATACCTGTTAGTCCATTGGGTTTAGGTGCTCAAGTTAATTGTACTGATAATATTACCGCACAAATAACTCCTAACGAAGCGACTAATAAAGTTGCTCAAGTTTTTTCGGTAAATGCGATGGCTTGTAGACGTGTTAAAATTCAAAATATTAAAGTAACTCCATCTCCAACACCAACACCATTACCGGAACCACCTAAAGTTGTTCCACCAACAACAGGGTCAACTAAACCTGTTGAACCAATTGTTACAATACAACAAAAAATTAAGGAAGGTATTACTAAAAAAATTATTAGACAAATGTTGTCTGAATGTGATTATTTTGAGGCAATTAAGGAGAGTTCTCCAATGGTCTATGACTCAATACAAGATAAGGTTAAATATTTTAATCCAGCGTTTCACTCTATGACACCCGAAGGATTAAACGCTCGTTTAACGTTCTTAAATCAATGTGTTAGACCTGGTGAAACAATACCTGTTATTGGTACGGATGGTAAACCAAAGTATAATGATGCGTCAAATACGGCATTTGGTGCGCCACCTGTATTAGTATTGAGAATTGGTGATTTTTATAATACTAAAATTATTCCAAGTACGGTTAGTTTTAGTTATGAACCATTACTTCTTGATATGAATCCTGAAGGTATTGGTGTTCAACCAATGTTGGCTAAAGTGACAATGGCTTTTGATATGATTGGTGGTATGGGTCTTGCAAAACCTGTTGAAGAATTACAAAACGCTCTTTCATTTAATTATTATGCAAATACTGAGATATATGATGATAGAGCTACTGCTACTGAAGATACAAGTGCTTTAGACGCACAAATGGTACAGTCAATTGTTGGTTCTCAACCAACGGTAAGTTCAAATAGTGATAATAACCAACAAACAAATGATGCGGGTACAACTATTGGTGAAATAATGACTACGGTACCAAACGCTGAGGGTGATACGGGTGATATTAACTATAAATCAATAATGGATAAATTATTGGAAGTTACTAAAGAATATTACGCTAATATTGTTAATCAAGCTGAAAGTACAACAAAGTCTTATAATGACGGTATTTGGCAATTAATGTGTAAAACAAGACAATATATTAACGGGGAATTTACTATACCAAATCAAACTCAAAAGGTTACTATTTTTGGTAAACAATCGTTCCAATCAAGTGTTGATGAATTGTTTAATAGTGTAATTGCGGATATTGACAGTGGTTCAAATGTGTTAATCGTAGGGTTAAAGGCGTTACAATATAACGATGAAACAGTTATTAAACGTGTTAAAGACAATTTAAAAAAATATATTAACGATTATAAAGGTGATTTTAGTAATGGTATTACTCAAATAGGTAATAATATCACCCAACAAGAACAAACAATGGTTCAAGTGTTTAGAAAGGTTAATTTAGTAACAACATTAACCGATGGTCTTATTATTGATAATTTAGGTCCTAAAATATATAGTCTTTCAGGTACATCTGAGGTTGATAAATCAAGTGGTGGTCCACCTTCTAATACGTTTGAAGAACTATGGAGAGATTTTCAAAATGTGGGTGCTAGATTAATGAAATTTAATGATTTTATTAGTAATCCGGCTCAAGGAATTATACCGGGTAGTCCATATGATAAACCTGGTAGTTTTACTCCAAGTTCACCATCTTTTGGTACTGATTTACCGGATAAGAGTTTCTTTATGGTAATGGCTAGAATTTTCAGTGATAAAAATAAACTTCAAAGTTTTAAAACAACTATTATTTCGGGTGACTTATCTAAAATAAGTTCTCCAAGTAGTTTGACTAAACAATTTGATAAAATATGTGATACATTTAAAGATAGGGTGGATATAGAATTAGCCGCGGAATCTAAAAAATACGTTAGTATTAAGAAGAACTCTGACTATGTGGATTCATTTGTTAAAGGTAGTGCTTACAATAAAGGAAAATCACGTAAATTTACATATACAACAACACCGAACCCAACAACAATTGCAAAACAAAGTGCTGATTTACAATTATTGTATAAAGGTAATAACAATGGTGATAAAACTATTTGGACAGATAAAACACAATTTAATTAAAAATGGCGGGAAGACAAAATTACAACAGGTATAACGAATTTTTATTAAATGGGGCTCAAACTATTGTTCCCCACGTTCCGTTACCAAGTAAATCAACAGATAAAAGATATATCTATAAATTAGGACAATCTAGAATGGATAAAATCTCACAACAATACTATAACACACCTACATTTGGGTGGTTAATACTTGCGGCAAATACGGTATATGGGTGTGAAGAATGGTCTATTCCTGATGGTGCTATCTTGACTATTCCGTTTCCTTTAGTAGCTTCTCTACAAGATTATAAAAATGAATTAGATAATCACTTCTTTTATTATGGTAGATAAGTCAGAAAATATATTAGTAGAATTCGATTACAATAATATAACAATTATAGACCCAAATAAGGTTGTTGATAGTGATAAAAAAGTAAAAGAGAGATATGTTCGCCAAGAAGATTTGGTGATGTATGCAAACTTAGAGTGTAATTTATTACCAAGAACTAAGTTGGCAATTGGTACCGCAAATAATGACTCGATTAGAACAGTTTCTATTGCCAAGATTAATTTTTTAAATCCTGGTAATAAAGGTAAGTTAGATAATTCATATACTGACGAATTAACGGGTAAAGATACTATTAAAGGTAACGGTGTTAATCAACCAAAACTAAATTCAATACAGAACCCAAATAATAGTGATGATTACTATATAACCCAAACAATGAATTCAAATGGTAAGGCGGGTTCGGTTGATAATGGGTTATTAGGTATTGTATCAATTAATGTTCGTCAAGGGTTGGATTTTTTACCAACAATCTCTATGAGATTAGTGGACATTAAAGGAAGAGCCTTATTTGAAGGTGGGGATAACTCACCATACGCAGCTTTCTTTAATTTACCATATCCGTTGTTTTATTTAACAATTAAAGGTTACTACGGTAAAGCGGTTAGATTGGGGTTAATGTTACAAAACTTTACAACAACATACAATGCTGCGGATGGAAATTTCCAAGTAGATTTAACTTTTTATACTTACAAGTACACAGTATTAACTGAAGTTACTATGGGTGCGTTAATGGCAACACCACATATGTACCAATCAAGATTAAAAGTTCAAACAACTAAAGGTGGTGGTTCAAAATCAAAAGTTGAAGATTTAGTTGTTGAAAGAGGATATCAAAAAATTAGAGAATTGTATAGTGAATATAAATCAAAAGGTATGATACCTGATGATTTTCCGGAAATTACTTTAATGCAAATGAAAGAAAGAATTGAAAACTTTATTAAGAATATTCTTGATTCATTTACTAAACAAAATTTGGACCCGTTAACTGATTTAGACACTTATAATAGTAATTTACAGGACTATCAGGGTAATGTGTTTTATTATACACCACAATCTTGGTTTAATACCTATATGGATACTGAGAATTTTTTTATTTTAAAAACGGGTGGTTCGAGAGTTTACACATTTAAGGCAGAAATTAATACACCTCAAAAAAGAAGTGATGCAATAACCAAACTTAAAGGGTTAATTGATAAATATAATGCTTTATTATCCGGTAATAAAACTTGTGGAACAAAGGGTAAATATACTATTAATGGTAAGGAAACCCCTTGTAGTATACCAAGTGCTATTGAATATAAAGTGTTCACAAAACAAGTTCAAGGGAATGATATTGACTTTGTCGAATCGTATAAAGCGCAAAAAAAATCAAGTCAACCAACGGATTTAGATATTAGTAATTTTAAATCAGATTTAATTAAAAATAATATTTTTAATAGTTTAGACATAACAAATACCGATGGTAAGACACAAGTCAATTATGATTATTTTATTTTTGAGGGAACGGGTAAATTTGTAGATTTAATTGATAAAATCGGAAAAGATTTAAAAACAAAAAGAGAAGAGATTCAAGAAAAATTGACCATTGCGTTATCTGAATTATTACAGAGTAAAGACAATGGAATTGGGTTTGTCCCAACAATTAGAAACGTACTTGCGGTTGTTTTTGCCAATGGTGAGGCTTTCTTACGTTTAATGGATGATGTTCATACAAAAGCTTGGGAACAGAGAGATAACAAAATTAGAAAGAATGTTATCTTTAATAAACAAATTGCGGGAGCAAGTGCCGATAATAAAAATTCAGGAGATGATGTAAATCAACCTGTTTATCCTTGGCCTCAAGTTATTAAAGAAACAACAGGAGAAAATGGTCAAGAAAAATATGAATTAAGATATCCTGGTGATAATGATATAATTGGTGAGACTAAAGGTTTTTTAAATGATGTTTGGCCGGAAATTGAATTTGTTGAAGAATTTTTAAGAGCCTTTGTTCAGAGAGAAAGTCCACCATCTCCGGTGGCACCAACATCAAATAGTTTGACGGAGCCTAAGAGAGTTTCATTAAATGCTATTGAATTTCCGATTAGTAATGCGGTCTTTAATAATAAAGAAGATGTTAAATTTTTCTATGAAATATATGAAAGAGTTTATTTTAGTTCACATTATTCAAGATTAAGTAGAGCGACCAATAATGTGGGTGACACAAATAATATCACGAATATAATTGCGGACGGTGAAACAATTAATATTAAAAATAGTTTAGGTACGGATAACCCATTTTTAATTAAAAAATTAAAAGAGTATGGGTTTAATGGAACAAATTTTGAAAGTGTTTTAAAACAAATTTCAAATGAAGGAATTGGTGAGAGTTGGCAAAACTATATACGAGGTATTTTCAATACTGGGTATATTAAAAATATTGTTGAGAACGCCGGTTTTGAATTTATTAATTCGGACATTTTAATTGATAGTTTATCACAACCATTAGTTTCGTTAAATAACGAAGGTTTAGTTACTCAATATATAAGTAATTCAACAACATCTAACGATGTTGATTTAGAGGATACATACCCTTTCACAAATACAAAATGGATTCAGGGTGGATTGGCCAATGGTAGTAGTTTAGACTATAAATTGGCTTTTAATACTACTAAAGGGTTAACATATAATTTAAACAAAAAAATTATTTCAAATTTTACGGATACTCAATCAGTTGACACAAATAGACCAATAACAAATTTTGTTTATAAAACAATTGTTGCTCCGGTGGTGGATAAAACTAATTTAAGTAATTTCTATAGTACAAGGACTTATGATGTTCAATTACCAACAGAGGGTGATATTGTATACCATAATTATAGTGGAGGTGTAAGTACTTATCAAACAACATCAATGTTTAACACACCTTATTTTATTAACTCAATTCAAGAGGGTGTTAGTAAATTTAAAAATAATGACCAATACCCTTATGTATCGTCGGCATATTTGTTTTTAAATAGTTTACCATTAACGACTTTACGTGAAAAATCAAAAACATACGAAGGTGGAGCTAAAAAAGATTTAGATTACCTTTTTGCAACATTAAAGAAATTTGGTGCTGTTCATAAAATGCCATATGCTTGGGTATTGAAGATGGGGTCTATTTGGCATCGTTATAAGACATATGTTAATAATAATGTCGATATCTTAGATAATTGTTGGAAAAATTTTGATGCAAATTTAAATTACGACCCGGTTAGTTCTAATCCGACTAAAACATATACCGTCACTATTCCGGGACAAACCGGAGCGACTAGTATTGTGTTACAAAATACTGTTAATACAAGTTTCCCATTATTTTCTACAAATATTTCGGCGGACACAACAACAATTAATACTGGATTCTATCCAAAATTAATTAATGATTTTAATGTGTTTTATCAAGGGTTTGAAGTTTACTCAGGGTTTACTAATTCCGACATTCAGAATGGTTTTAACAAAGGGGTGACTTTAAATAGTGTTACAGATAGTGTAATTAATGGTTCAGTTGGTTCAACAGGTTACAGTCGATTTATTAAAGTAATTCCCTGGTCAGTATCAGTTAAGACACCGGATAAAGTTTCATCTTATATTATACCATCACAAGGTTCGTTACTTAATCAAACATTCAATGAGTGTTTTGCTCCTAATGGTAGTCTTAAAATTGAGGTTACCGGTAATACGTCTATGTATAATGGTTCTGTTAGGTTATTTTGGTCGGCACCGAACTATGGTTATTTTGACAATACTAAATTGGTTAAACCAACCCCTAGTCAATATTTAAAACAAGTATTTTCAGGTCAAAGTGCTCAACAAAATTATTCATTTAATGGTGTTAGTGATGATTACACAAATATTAGTGAAATGTTTTCAGTTTTTGAAAAAAACGTATTAGATAAGTTTGAGACTAAATTTTTAGAATTTTCTAAATCAATATATAGTTTTGATGAAGACGATTCAGAGGTAGATACGGAAACAGATAAGTCATTTGGTAATTTCCAACAATTAATTACAAGTATGATGATTGTACCGACAGTTAATGGATTAGGTAGTGACGGTACTGTAATAGATATTCAAACAAGACAACTAACTAATTTGTCAAATCTTATAACACAATTTTTAAATTATGACATTGTGTTTAAGTATGGTAATCCGGGAGGATTTGACAAAAGGTTGTTTTACACATTTTCAAAACACAATATAACGTCACCAATTACTTGGGATTATTACACGTATAACACACCAAATGGTTTACCAAGTCAAACAACATTAGCTTTGTCTCAAACAACATATTCAAGTGCTTGGAATGCTTTGAGGACATATGTTGGATTTTCTGACATACCTGAATTGACATATAAAGATAGCGGTTCATATATAACCGATTTCTTTATTGATTGTAATGTTGCGTTTACTGTTGAAAGTATAATTAATTTATATCCAATAATTAAAGTCTACGCTACTCAAAAATTAAAAGACCCAACATTGAATTATAGTAAATTCATTATATTAATTAATGATTATTTAAATGGTATAGACGAATTCAACAAAAAGATTTTAGATAATTTGATGATTAAACTTCAAAAAGAGTTACCAAATGTTAATGATACACCTCAACAAAAAACAACAAGTGTGTTAGATGGCCCACAAAGTAAAGTGGAGTTATGGGAATCATTCAAAGCGACTAATGATAAATGGATTGCGGGTAATGATTTTAAAACAAAAACATTATTTGAGGATATATTATTGTTGGATAGAGCGAGTCGTGATGTGGGGGATAAAATATTAGTTGATGTTATTAAACTAAAAGATAGGTTAACAGATATTAATGTTAAATCAAATATGTTAACTTATATTCAAACAATATTGGTTGAGAATAATTTTGTTGTTATGAATATTCCATCATATATTAATTTCTACAATGTTCAAGATGCTGTTAAAAATGCTAAACCAAATCCTGAAGGGACTTTAGAATTTGCAAACACAATGTTTGGAACTTTCTTAAATGTTGATTATAGAAACTCTTCCGCAAAAATGGTTTGTTTTTATGGTGGTAAACCAAGTGAACAATTAGATTTAAAAAATAACGTTGATTATCGTTTTAGAAATGATGCGTTTGATTTAAGACGTGCTAGTGATAATCCATTATTGGAAAACCAAATTGGAAAAAAAGATTGGGATAAATCAAACAAAGTGGTTGGATTTAATGTGGATATTGGACCTCAAAATCAATCAATATTTCAAGGGTTTAATGTGTCCCAAAATCCCGGTAAATCAACTGCGGAATCTTTGGAAGTTATTAACCAAATGGCGAATCAGTCCGGTAATAGAGGAGGTTCAACACAAAGTACTTCATTATATAACGTATACAAAAATAGAAGTTATTCTTGTACCATTACTATGATGGGGAATGCGATAATACAACCAACAATGTACTTTAACTTAAGAAATGTACCAATGTTTAGTGGTCCGTATATGATTACAAGTGTTAATCATACAATAAATCCTGGTCATTTTGAAACAGTTATTGAAGGTATTAGACAACCAACGGCATCATTACCTAAAGTTGAAAATTATTTACAATCACTTAAAACAACATTGTTAAAGACAATTATTGATAAAGTTGCTCAAGAAAAGGCTGATAAGGCGAAAGCGTCATCAACAGGAACAACTACTAATTCAAATATTAAAAAACAGACAGATAATAAAGTTAAAAATTTAACTAAACCTGTTGGAACTAAAAGTGATAATACACAAACGTGTAAACCAATTAGTGATTATGATAAGTATACTCTTGATAAACCTTCAGCGACTACTGTTAATTATTCAGATGTTATTTCAATAATATCAACAAATACTGATAACAAAATTAGATACGCAGTTTTTGCTAAGATGTATTTAAGCTCATCAAACGGGTCTAAACTTCAAACAGTTGGTCATAATTATAGTGGTGTTGATTTAAATCCATATTGGGGAGCAACAGGGGATAAATATTTTATGACTAAGTATTATTGTGATTCAAGTAATTCACCTGATGGTAAATCTCAGACAGCGTATGCCATCTTTAATAGTGTTAATGACCATATTAATTTTTTAATTGATAGATATTCAAAAAGAGTTAGTATGATTAAAACTATAGATGCTAAAGATATTGCTAAATTTTTAATATTATATTCAGATAATGGTAATCCTAAAAATGAAGATGAATACACAACAATGAATCCTACTGATATTACAAATATTGAAAGTAGAGTACAGGAAGCTATTAATATTATTAATCCGGTTACCGGTAATGTTTCGGCAGTACCACCACCGGCAAATATTCCGGTACCAACACCTTTTATTGAGAAAAAAACATTTACGAATGTCGCACCATTTTTAATAACATCATTAAAAGTTACTATAGACCCTGCTCAAGGTGCTTGGGAAATATTTTCAGCAAGATGGGATACAAAGATAACAGCTCCTTGTGATAGTGGTACAGGTACTAATATTGACCTTAGTTCAGGTCAAATTAGTGCAAATAAACAAGAGTTTTTTGTTGATACAGAATCATTGTTACAAGAATTTGAGTGTGATAAAAAAGATTATAAAGGGGATTATAATTTAAAAGTACGTTTATGGGCAAATCCTGTAACACCGGGAGGTCAACTTGATACTACAAGACAACAATCGGTGAAATCATTCTCATATAACTTTAAACTTTAATTTTTTCTTAACTAACAGATATTTATATATAAAAAGATTATGGATACAAAATCATTATTAGAGAATTACTTAGGTAAAAAAACCCGTACTACAGAAAAAGATATGGGTAACGGTTCAAAACAAGTTTGTGATTTGGATTCAGGTGATTGTTACACAATTAGAATGAAAGATGGTCTAATAGAAAGAGTTGACAATACAATGAGTCAAAATAGAAAAATACAAGTTGAAACAACAACTGGTGTAAAACAATTATTAAACGGATAAAATGAAAAAAATAGACAATAGAATTTTAGAAGAAATTGCTAGATATAATTCAATTAACAATTATATTGTAGAACAAGATGCTACATTACCTCCACCACCAGCGGCTGACCCAAATGCTCTTCCACCGGCACCGGGAGGTGATTTAGGTGCGGCCCCTGCCGACCCAAATGTTGCACCCCCTGCTCCGGCAGCACCTGCTGGTCCACAACCTGTGGATTTAGCTACGGATACTGAAGTTGAAAAAATTGGTGAAGAAGGAACTGCAGGTAGTACTGAAGAAATGGATATTACAGATTTGGTAAATTCTCAGAAAAAAGTTGAACAAAAACAAGAAGAATATTTTGATAACTTATTCAAACATTTAGATGGTTTAGAAACTAAACTTGGTGAAATGGATGGTATTATGACTAAATTAAATGATTTAGAACAAAAAATTGAAAAATATAGAGAAAAAACTCCTCAAGAAAAATTAGAATTAAGAAGTTTAGATTCAGGACCATTTAATCAAAAATTATCCGATTTTTTTGAAGATAAAGAAGATGATATGGAAAAATCAGGAAAAAATGAATATATTTTAACTCAGAACGATGTTGAAGATTATTCACCTAATGAAATACAAAAAACGTTTAGAAATTTTGGTGATGAAACTCAACCAAATTCATTTCAACAACTAAGATAGATATGACGGTCTTAGGACCGTCTTTTTTTTTACAAAACAATTTGACAAACACACGGCTGACACTTATACTTTTATAAACCTTTAAATATTTTAAACACTATGGCGACAAATTCATTAGACGCAGTTTTGGCTCAATACGAGAAAGCAA